AGAGGACAAAATGTGTCCCAAAGTGGCTTTGTTTGGACAAAACAAGGTATCACAAAACATTTGTTCTCAAAGGCTAAGTCATCATCTGTCATAGGTGTGACTGAAGGTTGTTTCTTCAATTCCTTCATGGCCTTTGCATATATCTTCTGATTATGGATCATCGCTTTAAAGACCTTGCGGTCCTCTTGAATGGTAGAATGCAACTGTTCAAGTGGAACTTCATAAAGAAGAGAAACTGTCATCCTAGAATAGAGCCTTTGATACTGCTCTTCTAGAAGAAATTCTTCTCCCTCAAATGAACCCTTCCGGAATGGAACCGGTTCCAACTTAAATTGGCGGAGTTTATCACAAACCCTCTTATGCATTGCCCATTCTGGTGCCTCTGACGGTTTACATGGTTCATAGAAACCGAAACGATGTTTTATGAGTGACGCCATCTGTCTATCCAGACAGCCTAGTTCTCCATCATTCGGAATACCTAAACCACCTAACCATTCTGGTAGGTACCAGGGTAGGTTGTACTCTATGAGTCGATCCTTATTGTGATATATGAATTTTTGCTTTACCTCGGCCCATAACTCACTGGGCGTCTGATCTTTAAGCGCACGTGCAACAGAACCAAGCATATGCGCAGGGGCTTTAGCATCCCCTGATCGGCTTTTTCCAAAAACGAGTCCGAAGTTAACGAACTTAACTTCTTTGAAGTGGAACTCATCCTTGGAAGTTTCTTTGACCTTAAAGAGACGTGAGTTAAGGGTGCAAAACCTATTAGAAAAATAGGTTTTGCCTGGAGAGGATCTTAGTCCAGCAAGGCTGCAAACACCTTCCCAAATGGGCCTGAGTTTTTCAGGATGGCCATAAAGGAGACAATCATCTCCATTAATGGCTATGTTTGCAGAGCATCTTGGCAAGTCGCGTGAACGTCTATCTGTGACGCGCAAAGGTGTCCCGTTAAGGGATAATTCCTTCGCATAGCGACAAAGGGCCGCATTTATGATGCATAAAATCGGAAAAGAGACAACGGACCCCATTAATTGTCCGTTCGTTTGTTTCAAATGCCTCTCTCCGTCCTCACCTTCATCCACGACGAATATGTGACCAGTTAGTGCACGATGTAACATCGTGCGGAGTTCACCTGTAAAATTGAAAGGGAACTCCCAATCCTCAAGTTCTTCTTCGAGGATATCAACTAACTCATCAACCGCGGTGTCAGAAGCCCAGGATTTTAAATTATCCGTGGAGGCGACATAATCGCCCGACACTAGTTGATGTTTATAAGGATCGAAGTCCCATAGTAACTCATTGATATAATTCTCATCAATGGGTTTTCCAATCAAGGAAAAAGCAGTCTCCTTATGTAAGACCCCCCACAACCAACGTTGAATTGGTTTGAGTGCGGTATACAATTTAGGTGGACCTTTGGAAATAACACGCACCTTAAGTGCTTCCGCGAGTCCAACTGCAGTTACTAAGGGTTCTTCTTTCTGAGCTAAGGCCCAGATGATCCAGTAGTCACGCTCAAATTTTCGTCGAAAGTCCGTATCGTCTAGGACGATTGCGGTGCCTTGTTCCTGAGGTTCTAAGGCAGCCTCACACAATTTTTGATAGTTAAGATTCTCTCGTAGACCCTGGTGCCCATAACGCTCTGACTCCCGATGAGTCAGTGTCACAGTCTTAAGACCAATGTCTATTCCAGAATCCCCTTGCCCCGCCTGTGGGATACAATCATAAAATGTACCTACAGCTCCATCCTGGGCCCTGCTACGAATATAATTAGCAGAGGTTGAAGGAAAGAAGGGCTCTATCAAATCCTCATATTTAAAGGATCGTCCTGTGTAAAGTTCTCTCACTGTCCTCCTAATCTGTTTTTTAATTTCAGAAATAGAAG